GAAGAAGGCCTGACCTACACCACCAGCGCTCGGCTGTTGGAGGTGTATGGCGCGCGTATCACACCGGCCCAGGCGCCCAAGTTCCTGCGCAATCCGGTCGGCCTGGCCAACTTCGTCTACGCCGACCGCCTGGGCAATGGCGACGCCGCCAGCGGCGACGGTCACCGCTACCGGGGCCGTGGCCCGATGCAGCACACCTTCCGTGGCAACTACCGCCGTGTCGGTGAGCTGATTGGCCTGCCGGTCGAAGACCAGCCCGACCTGCTGCTGCAGATCGAACCAAGCGCACTGGGCGCGGCAGCGTACTGGCACGACAACGGCCTCAACGCGCTGGCCGATGCCGGCGACGTGCTGGGCCTGGGCCGCAAGATCAACCTGGGCAACGTGCGCGCCAAGCGCTTGCCCGAAGGCCACAGCGATCGCGTCACGCGCACCAAGCGCGCCCTGCAGATCCTGGGCGTGAGCTGATGGTCACGCGCCTGATCATCCTGCTGGCGCTGATTGCAGTGCTCGTCGGCGGCTGCGTGTGGCAGGAGCGGCGCGTCAGCGCCGCGCAGACAGAGCGCGATGCCGCGCTGCAGGCCAAGCACCGGGCCGAGGCGGAACGCGACAGCGCCAAAGGCTCCACCACCGTCGTGACGCAGTACGTCGACCGCGTGCAGATCGTGCGCGAAGCCGGCGCCACCATCACCCGCGAGATCCCGATCTATGTCACCCAGAAAGCAGACGCTGCTTGCGCTATCCCTGCTGGCTTTGTGCGGCTGCACGATGCCGCCGCCTCGGGCAACCCTGCCGGGCCGGCCACCGGAGATCCTGATGCGCCGGCCGCCGGCATTACGCTCTCTGCCGTCGCCTCCACTGTCGCCGACAACTACACCAGCTGCCACGCCACCGCCACGCAGCTGACCGCGCTGCAGGACTGGATCGATCAGCACGTGCTGGAGCCGGCGCCGTGATCAAGCCTGCCAGCCTGCGCGCGCATCTCGTGGCCGCGCTCCCGGAACTGGCACGTGATGCCGACCGGCTGCTGGTATTCATCGACGCCGGCAGCCTGGTCAGCACGTTCCAGCCGGGGCTGTCGTTCGAGTACCAGTACACGCTCAACCTGATCCTGACCGACTACGCGGGCCACCCGGACAGCGTGATGCTGCCGCTGCTGGAATGGGTGCAGACCAATCAATCCGAGCTGCTGTCCAATCCGGCGCGCCGTGGCGAGATCGCCTTCGAGGCCGACATCCTCGCCAGCGATGCCGTGGATCTGTCGATCAAGTTGCCGCTGACGGAGCGCGTGGTTGTGACCGCGAAGGACGGCGGCGGCTACGACATAGCCCATGCGCCCGAACCTGTGATTGATCCATGGATGAGCTGACCGCGCTGGAGAGCTGGGCAGCGCCGCTGCTGGCGCGCCTGCAGCCGGGCGAACGCCGCACGTTGGCGCGCAAGATCGGCACCGAGCTTAGGCGCTCGCAGAGCCAACGCATCGGCAAGCAGCAGGCGCCCGACGGCTCGCCTTACGCACCGCGCAAGCAGCAGTTGCGGCAGAAGTCTGGACGCGTCAAACGCGCGAAGATGTTTGCCAAGCTGCGGCAAGCAAAGTATTTCAAGATCAGCGCCAGTCCTGACGCTGTGAGCGTAGGGTTTGTGGGTCGTGTGTCGCGCATTGCGCGCACGCATCAAGAGGGTCTAACCGAGCAAGTGCGGCCTGGTGGTCCAAGGGCACGCTATGAGAAACGCGTGTTGTTGGGACTGACTGCCGGCGACCACGAACAGATCCGCGACATGCTCATCGAGCACTTGACCCAGTAAGCGCGCGTCTTACGTGGCAAGCTGGTTGGCTCGCGGCCATCGCAAAGTGACGCTATACGCGTCTTCTTATCTGCTCGCGAAATGGCCTCCTTCACTGCGGTAGATCTCTCGAAACTACAAGCTCCAGACCTGATCGAAGCTCTGGACTTCGAGACGATCTTTGCTGATGCGCTCGCGCAGTTCCGCCGGCTCATGCCGGAGTTTTCCGCACTCACCGAAGCGGATCCGGTTTACAAGCTCCTGCAATTGTTTGCCGCACGCGAGCTACTGATCCGCCAGCGCGCCAACGACAAGGCGCAGCAAACCATGCTCGCCTTCGCCACCGGCACCAACCTCGATCACCTGGGCGCGCTATTCGGCGTGGCGCGCCTTGTGCTCGATCCGGGCCAACCAGAGAACGGCCTTCCACCGACCTACGAATCGGACGCGGACTTCCGCCGCCGCATCCAGCTGGCGCCGGAGGGCTTCAGTGTTGCCGGCCCCGAGGGCGCCTACATCTATCACGCGCTCAGTGCGGCGGCCGATGTCATGGACGCCAGCGCCACCAGCCCCGCGCCTGGCCAAGTCCTGGTCACGGTCCAATCGCGCACCGGCGATGGCACGGCCCCCCAGGCGTTGCTGGATGAGGTCGCTGCGATCCTCACCAACGATGATGTGCGCCCGCTGACAGACAATGTTACGGTCCAGAGCGCCGAGATCGTCCTGTACGCCATTCGTGGGCGCGTCTACACCTACGCTGGCCCCGACTCGGCGGTGGTCATGCGCGAGGCTATGCGCAGCTTGCTGGCCTATCTTGCCGAGGCCCACCGCATCGGCCGCGACGTCCCCGAGTCAGCCATCAAGGCCAAGTTGTTTGTCGATGGCGTGCAGCGTGTTGAGCTGGACTCGCCTGCAGCCGACATTCGGATCAGCCGCACCCAGGCTGCGTACTGCATCTCGATCGACATTGTGCACGCCGGCATCGATGAGTAACTCCCCGCTCCCGCCCAACGCCACGCCGATGGAGCGCGCCCTGGCTGCCGTCGCCGAGCGCCTCGAGGCGATCCCGCTGCCATACCCGGATCTATGGAATCCGGACACGTGCCCAGACGGCCATCTGCCGTGGCTGGCGTGGACGCTATCGGTGGATGACTGGAAGGCGGACTGGAGCGATGCGGTCAAGCGTTCGCGCCTGCGTAGCGCCATGGCAATCCAGCGCCGCAAAGGCACCGCCAACAGCGTCCGCATGGTGGTGGCCTCGTTCGGGGGAGCAGTGACCATCCGCGAGTGGTGGCAGCAGCAGCCACGCGGCCAGCCGCACACTTTCGAGCTGACACTCACGCTCAACGGATCCGATGGGCGAGCTGCGAGCGCTCGGTTTGTCGATGAAGTCATCGCCGAGGTCGAGCGCACCAAACCCGTTCGCTCGCACTTTGGATTCGTGCAGGGGCTGCAAGCCACCGGCAACGTCTCGCTGGTCAGCGGTATTCGCATCATCAACTACCGCCGTCTGTCGATGACGGCGCAGGGATTCGGCTTGCAGGAGCTGCAAGCCACCGGCAACGTTTCGCTGGTGAGCGGTATTCGCATCATCAACTACCGCCGTCTGTCGATGACGGCTCAGGGATAAACCATGGCACTACAACTGGTCCTCACCACCGCTGGTCGCGCGGCGCTGATCAACGCCGAGAAGAATGGCACCAACGCCGTCAAGGTGGCCAGCATCGGCTTCACTGCGGCGGCATTCGCTGCAACGGAAGACCTGAAGAGCGTCCCGAGTCAGCACCTGGCGCTCTCCAGTATCTCTGGCGGCACGACGTCGTCCACCACCATCCACGTCACCGTCAACGACACCAGCCGGGCGACCTACGAGGTACGCGGGTTTGGACTGTATCTGGAAAATGGCACGCTACTGGGTAGCTACTCCCAGCCCGATCTCATCATGGAGAAGGCGGCCGCCTCGGACCTGCTGATGTCGGCCGACATCCTGTTTTCAGGGGTTACCGTGTCTTCGGTCACGTTCGGCAACGCCAACTTCACCAACCCGGCCGCGACCACCGAGAAGGAAGGCATTGTCGAACTTGCCACGCGAGCAGAAGCGATTGCAGGCGTGGACCCACAACGTGCCGTCACACCGGACGCATTGAAAGCCGCGATCGATAGCCGCAGTGGGTGTGCGCGCTTTGAGGCGTCCGGCACCTTTGTTGTTCCGGCAGGAGTAACGGCGATCTACGTCAGCGGCTGTGCCGGCGGTGGTGGCGGCGGCGGCGGCGGAACGCGCGCCGAGAAGTCCAATGGGACGGGGGTCTACACCGCGACCGGCGGTGGCGGCGGAGGTGCAGGCCAGTCCATCCAGCGCGTGCGTTTTGCGGTCACGCCTGGGGTCAGCCATCCCATCGTCATCGGTGCCGGCGGATCGGCTGGGACAGGCTCAAGGACAGACGGTGCATCTGGAGCCGCTGGTAGTGCGGGGGGCGCAACGGTCATTGGCAACCTCATCACCCTGGCCGGAGGCCAGGGCGGCGGCGGCGGGCTGACGGGCGCCAATCAGGTCAGCGGCGCTGCTGGCGGAGATGGCTATCCGGCGGGCGGCGACTCGGCATCTATCGCCGCGGTTTCGCCCTATGGCCCCGCCGGCACCGGTGGTTCCTGCGCGTTTGGCGGCGGCGGACCGGGCGGGCGGAGTGCTGGCGAAACGACATCGGCCAGTCGTAAAGGCTATGGCTTTGGTGCAGGCGGCGGCGGTGGGGGCGGCGTGTCCAACGGCTCCAACGCCGCGACGTTTGGCAAGGATGGTTCCACCGGGTGCCCCGGCTTCGCTTTTATTGAGTGGTGCTGAGATGACGATTGGACGTTACGCGATGATCCAAGCCGGGACCGACGTGGTGGTCAACATCATCGTTTCCGATAGCGCCTTCACCATTGACGGTTTCGAGTTCCGCGCACTCCAAGACAAGACCGTGTGCGAGCCTGGCATGTACTTCAATCGTGGCGATGGGCTGTACTACTTCGACGCGCAGTTCACCCAGCGCGAAGTCATCGCACCTGAGCCGCCTGCAAATTTGTAGCACTGCTGCACCGCGTAGATCACGCAGTTACAGCACAACTGCGGTGTCATCCTGCACGCGCGCGACGACCATGACTGCATGGGCAACGCATCCTCCGCATTGAGTAACGCCATTCGCCTCGGCACCGTTGCCGAGGTGAATCTCGCCACCGCGCGATGCCGCGTGCAGGTCGGGGAGATGCTGACCGACTATCTGCCCTGGGTGGTCACACTGGCGGGTAGCACGATCATCTGGTCGGCGCCGACGATCGGCGAACAAGTCGTAGTGCTGTCGCCCGCTGGCGACCTGGCCGATGGCGTAGTGCTACGGGGCTTGTACTCCGACCAATTCGCAGCGCCTGCAGCATCCGACACGCTCCACGTGCTGGGCTTTGCCGATGGCGCGCAGATCCATTACGACACCGACGCGCATGCGCTGCAGGCCACGCTACCCAGCGGCGGCACCGCCTCCATTACTGCCGATGGCGGTATCACGCTCAATGGCCCGCTGACCGTCAACGGCAAGACGATGCTCAACGGTGATGCCACCATCACCGGTACCGCGACTGCGACCGCCGATGTCATTGGCGGCGGGATCAGTCTCAAGAACCACAAGACCACCGGTGTGACCGCCGGCAGCGCGCTCAGCGGTGGCCCGCGGTGATCGGCGTCGATGCCACCACCGGCCGTGTGATCGAGGGCGAGCAGCACCTGGCCCAATCGATCGCCTGCATCCTCACCACGCCCATCGGCACGCGTGAGCAGCGCCGCGACTTCGGCTCGCTACTGCCGGAGCTGATCGACCAGCCGTTCAACGGTGCCACCCGCACGCTGCTCCACGGCGCCACCGCCACCGCATTGATGCGCTGGGAGCCGCGCCTGCGCCTGACCCGCGTCGACCTGGTCATCGGCGATGAGCCTGGCAGCTTCGTGCTGACCATCGATGGCGAACGCACCGACGTTGCTCCCGCCAATGCGCGCTCGCGCATGACCATCCCGCTCCGCTTCCGCTCTTCCTGATCGAGGAACCTATGTCTACTACCTACCATCACGGCGTTCGCGTCATCGAAGTCAGCGCAGGTGCGCGCGTCATCCGCACTGTCTCCACCGCCATCGTCGGCCTGGTCGCTACGGCGTCCGATGCGGACGAGAAGATCTTTCCGCTCAACAAGGCCGTGCTGGTCACCGACGTGCTGGGTGCCATCGCCAGTGCCGGCACCAAGGGCACCTTGCGCGACACCCTGCAGGGCATCGCTGACCAGACCAACCCGGTAACCGTCGTGGTGCGCGTGGCCGAAGGCGAAGACGCGGAGAAGACCTCGTCCAACGTCATCGGCAAGGCAGAGTCCAGCGGCTACACCGGCCTGTATGCACTGCTCGCAGCACAAGCGCAGTTGGGCGTGCGCCCGCGCATCTTGGGGGCGCCTGGTCTGGACACACTGCCGGTCGCCAAGGCGCTGGCGACCATCGCCAAGAAGCTGCGGGCAATGGCCTATGTGCGGCCGGTCGCCGAAACCGTGGCCGATGCCATCACCTACCGAGGGCAGTTCGGCGATCGTGAGTTGATGTTGATCTGGCCGGACTTCCTGGCCTTCGACACCGCCACCAGCACCACGACAGCGGCCTATGCCACTGCACGTGCGCTCGGCCTGCGCGCCAAGATCGACACCGAACAGGGCTGGCACAAGAGCCTGTCCAATGTGCCCGTGGCCGGCGTCACCGGCATCTCCAAGGATGTGCATTGGGATCTGCAGGATCCTGCTACCGATGCGGGTTTGCTCAACGAGGGCGACATCACCACGTTGGTCAACTTCAACGGGCAGCGGTTCTGGGGGTCGCGCACGTGCGCGGAGGACAACATGTTCGCCTTCGAGACGGCCACGCGTACCGCCCAGGTCCTGGCCGACACCATCGCCGAGGGCGTGGCGTTCTACGTCGACAAGCCGATGCATCCCTCGATTGTCAAAGACGTCATCGAGACGATCAACGCCAAGTTCCGCGACCTGAAGGCGTCCGGCTACCTGATCGATGCCACCGCCTGGTTCGACGGCACCGTCAACAGCGCTACCACGCTCGCCGATGGCGCGCTGCGCATCGATTACGACTACACGCCGGTGCCGCCGCTGGAGA